TCATCTAATAACTGGATAAATTTTTTATATTTTGTCATGATATACATTATTTTTTAATTGTATTTATACCCTTTTTGATAAAACATTGCCAAATCAAAAAATTGAACGAATCATTTTGTATTTCTTAATTTTAAAACATATATACAATGAGTTACAGTATGAAATCTTCTGAAAATAACGGTAGTTACGGAGTTTGCGAGAAAGACAAACTGAGTGATAGCGATATTTTATCAGAAATAGAACAAAATATTCAACTTGAAGAAAAAATCAAAGGGTGCATTGATGAAAATATAGCAAGGATTACCAATAATGAAACAAAACTACTTGATCACTTAGGTGATTATACCGAAGAACCATTTGATATAATAGAATCATATTTCAGTGGTAAACATTTGGAAAGATTAGTTCGTCATCAGATTGAATCGTATAATAACTTTATTAATTATCAAATGCAACGAACAATTCAAATGTTTAATCCGGTAAAAATTCATTCTGAAAATGATTATGTTGCAGAAACAGATAAATATTTTCTAGAAATATTCATTTCATTTGTAAATTTCAAACTATATCCTCCACAAATTCATGAAAATAATGGTGCAACAAAAACAATGCTTCCACAAGAAGCAAAACTCCGGAATTTCACATATGCATCCACAATGACAGTTGATATCAATATTCAATATGTTATTCGCACAACTGATAGTATGGATTCTCCGCGAACGATTGAAAAAACATTACCTAAAATTAATATCGGTAAGATGCCAATTATGTTGAAATCATCGGTATGTGTATTAACTCAAAATCCACATATCGGACATGAATATACAGGTGAATGTTCAATGGATTGTGGTGGTTACTTTATTATCAAAGGGTCAGAAAAAACAGTATTAGGTCAAGAACGTGCCGCTGAAAATAGAATTTACTGTTTTGATGGAAAGAATTCAACCAAATGGTCTTGGTATGCTGAAATAAAATCAGTACCAGATTTCAAGTGTATATCGCCAAAACAAATAGAAATTATGTTATCAAATAAAAATAATGGTTTTGGTTTTGGTATTTATATTAATATTCCTCGTATAAAACAACCGATAGAATTATTTGTATTATTCCGTGCATTAGGTGTAATTAGTGATAAGGATATATGTAGTTATATATTATTAAATCTTGATGGCACTACACGTATATCTCCTGATTCATTACAAGCCTCTGCGATTGATGCAAATAAATATATGACAGAAGAAGACGCATTTAATCATATTACAACCTATGTTGCATATACACCAATTAATATGGACCGTGAAACTGGACTCCGTAAAAAACGAGAATTTGCAACGGATGTATTAAACAATGATTTATTCCCACATTGCAAAACAAAAACACAAAAAATATACTTTCTTGGTTATATGACAAATCAACTTCTCCAAACTAGTCAAGGCATTATTGAACCTAGTGATAGAGATTCGTATATTAATAAGCGAATAGAATTATGTGGTTCATTGTTGAATAACTTATTTCGTAATTATTTCAATAAACTCGTAAAAGAAATGCAAAAACAAATTGTACGTGAAATAAATAGTGGGTCGTGGAGATCAACCGAAGACTATGGAAATATTATTAATAATATAAATATTTATAAAATTATGAAATCTACCACTATTGAAAATGGGATCAACCGAGCATTATCTACTGGTGATTTCAGTATAAAACAATCCAATACGAGTAAGGTTGGCGTTGCGCAAGTATTAAATAGATTGACCTATGTATCCAGTTTAAGTCATCTTCGTAGAATTAATACTCCACTTGAAAAGAGTGGTGAAATGATTGCACCTAGAAAATTACATAATACTACTTGGGGGTTCCTATGTCCAGCTGAAACACCCGAGGGTCAATCTATTGGCGTTGTAAAAAATATTAGTTATATGGCTCATATTACTATACCATCAAATAGCTCCGCATTATATGAATATGCTCAACCGCATATAGTTCCAGTAGAAGATATATCTCCACGCGAATTATATGGAAAGGTCAAGGTCTTCATTAATGGGACATGGATTGGTATTGCAAAATCACCTATTGAATTCTATAAAAAAACTCTACAAAAAAAGTATCAAGGCATTATTAATATATATACATCTATCATTTTCAACTATAATACTCTTGAAATACGCATATGTAATGATGGCGGTCGTTTAACCCGTCCAGTATTAAGAGTACGTGATAACAAAGTAATGATTACAAAAGATATTATCAAACGTCTAGTGGATAAAGAAATTACTTGGAATGACCTATTAACATCATGTAAATTACCAGAGTCAGTAATAGAATATATTGACCCAGAAGAACAAAATTACACAATGATTGCTATGAAATGTAAAAACGATTATATTCAAAATATAAACGATCATTTCCAATATACCCATTGCGAAATACATCCAAGTACAATATTTGGTGTATTGGCTTCTTGTGTTCCTTTTCCAGAACATAATCAAGCTCCCAGAAATACATATCAATGTGCTATGGGTAAGCAAGCTATGGGTGTTTATGCAACAAATTACGATCAACGTATGGACAAAACAGCCTATGTTCTGAATTATCCTACAAGACCTTTGGTAGATACACGTCTTATGAACCTTATACATTTAAATCAAATCCCATCGGGTACTCAAATACACGTTGCAATTATGACGCATACTGGTTATAATCAGGAGGATAGTGTACTAGTAAATCAAGGTTCTATTGATCGTGGTCTGTTTCTTGCCACTATTTATCACACCGAAAAGGATGAAGATAAGAATATTATTCGTGATGAGATTATTCGTTGTCGTCCTGATCCAGCCAAGACACGTGGTGTTAAGTTTGGTAATTATAATAAGTTAAACTCATCTGGATTTATTCCAGAGAATGAATTAGTTGAAAATCGTGATGTAATTATAGCCAAAATCGTTCCAATCAAAGAAAATAGGAATGATCCTACCAAAATTATTAAATATGAAGATCAAAGTAAGACATTCCGTACAAATGAACATACCTATATTGATAAAAACTATACTGGTAGGAACGGTGATGGGTATAATTTTGCAAAGGTTAGAATTAGAACATTAAGAAAACCCACATTTGGAGACAAATTCAGCTCCCGTCATGGACAAAAAGGTACAGTTGGCAATATTATTCCCGAGTGTGATATGCCATTTACCAAAGACGGTACTCGTCCCGATATTATTATAAATCCACATGCGATTCCTTCTCGTATGACTATTGCGCAATTAAAAGAAACTTTATTAGGTAAGGTATTATTGGAATTGGGTCTATTTGGTGATGGTACCAGTTTTGGTAATATGGATATCCGAACCATTGCAAAGGAATTACAGAATATTGGGTATGAAAGTTATGGCAATGAGATATTATATAATGGTCTTACTGGTGAACAGCTTGAAACCAGCATATTTATGGGTCCAGTGTTCTATCAACGGTTGAAACATATGGTAAGTGATAAACAACATAGTCGCTCTATTGGTCCTATGGTAAATCTTACAAGACAACCTGCTGAGGGTAGAAGCCGTGATGGTGGTTTCAGAATTGGTGAAATGGAACGTGATGTTATGATTGCTCATGGAATGACCAGATTTTGTCGTGAACGAATGTATGACGTGTCTGATAAATACAGTGTACATGTATGCAAAACATGTGGTCTGACTGCTGCATATAATGATGGTAATAAAAGTCGTATGTATGAAACCGCTGACTTTACTATACATATGTGTAAAAACTGTGATAATAAAACTGACTTCGCTAAGGTAGAGATACCCTACGCATACAAGTTGATGTCACAAGAATTACAAACGATTAATGTTGTACCTCGTTTAATTACTGAGTAATAAACCGACAAAAAATACATATAATTATTTCAATATTTTTTTTATGTTTGATTTGAACGGGTTTTGTATATACATACTACAAATAGATTTAGTTAAAATGGATATTGAACTTCCCAGTGTAGATGATAATACGAATATAAATGACGCGCGATTTCCGAATGATTTTCAAGGTGTTAGTTTTTCAAATTATAAAAAAACAGCTGTTCGTAAAAATTTAATTGAAAATATGATGAATAGTCGTATTGAACCAGCATGTTATTGGAGTAGCGAATTAATATGTGCCGGACATTTTATGGATCTATGGGAAATAATTCTTCATTTTATAGGTAAACATATTCATATTGGTAATCCCAAAATTGTTATTTATATTGAAAAACGTTTTATGCTATTTCGTAATATTATGGAAACCGGACAATTTACCAGTGAAATGCAACTACGAAATCATTCAACCATACGACAAATGTTTGCTGAAATTATTTGTACATTAACTACATCCAAGCGAAAACATAGTTTTGAAACGATTAAGATAAAACGTGAAACTGAATTTGATATGACTAATATGACTGATCGTTTAAAAGCTACAAGTGCTGAATATGCAAATAATATATTACAATCAGATGATCCGAAAGAGTTGTTTATTTGTATTAATGAACTTTCATATCACTTATCAAAAGATAGTCTTAGTGTTGTTAATGCGTGTTATTGGATTGAATGGATAATTGAATTTGATTTAATTTGTAAAAAAAAGAAGCAAGTGGTATCTTGTGAAACCAGAACTGATGTACAAGTTGAAAATAAACATAAAAATAATATTATATGGATTGTTTGGGATACAATACTCAAATATGGAGATGATTTGGATAACCCATTTATATCACAATTATTAAAATCGCTGCGTAATATATTCTGTATTAAATATACACCTGCTACAAACAAAAAACGTAGATATTTGCTATATTATGCGGTTACACTTGTAGTTGAACATATACCAATAGATGTTCCACTTATGACTAATAAATCACTAGTTACTGATATTATGCAAAGAATAAATACTATTTATAAACAAATAAAAAAAAAAGAGCAGAAACCCACAGCGAATTATTTATTTAAAAATCTTGAAAAAGAAGTTAATCTTGAAAGATCAATGCGGAGAATGGAGTTAATGAATTCTATGGACATCATTCATAAATAATTTTCTAATGATTTCATATATAGAGGGATGTTTGCGGACAAAGAAGCCGATGGTTTAGGACCTCCATTTGTTATTGGACAAGGTACATATGGTTGTGTTCATAAACCACAGATGAAGTGTAAAAATAAAACCCGTAAAAATTCTAACAAAGTATCCAAATTAATGACGAAAGTTGATGCTAATGACGAAATGCGTGAATATAAAATGATTGCCAATGCAGATAAGAAAAAGGAAGTGTATATGGGTAAACCAACAAAGTGTAATATTGAAAATATTTCACTGAATCGTAATGCTGCAAAACGATGTCATAATAAAAACTTACCTGCTTCTGAATTAGATAAACAAGCATTATTAATTATGAAATATGGTGGTAAAAACTTAGAACAATTTGCAGATCATGTATTTGAAACTTGGGAGATCAATGCACGCAATACATCTAAGATTGAATTGTTTTGGTTAGAAATCTCCCGTATTTTCTATGGTTTGAAAGTATTCCATGATAATAAAATTATACATCATGATCTAAAACACCAAAATATTGTTTATAACGAAAAAACAAATCGGGTAAATTTCATTGATTTTGGATTTATGACTAACAAGGATGATATTATAAAAAATGCAAGAAATTCTACATATCATTTATCATATAAATACCATTGGTCATTTCCATGGGAAATAGTTTTTTTAAATAAAGATACCTTTCAAAGACATATAACTAGGGTTGAGACCAATACAGTTGAGCATTATAATGATTACGCTGATGAGATTGAAGATAATTGTGGTTATTTCTTTCACAGCATTCTTCCAATTTCTAAAAAAAGCGAGCAACGTCCTACTATACAACATTTATTAGGTCAATATTATACTATGTTACTTGAACTTGATGATGCTGGTTACGATAGATTCTTACACAAATCGGTTGATACTATTGATAGTTATGGCATTGGAATGGCTCTATTATATACATTGAATCGCACTGGTAAATTTTTGGATGATGATCTATTCAAGAACCTCTCTATTCTCTTTATCAACATGGTTTCACCAAATATTTATATTAGATCAAATGTAGATCAACTTTTACAACAATATAGATCTATTATGATGCGTAGTGGATTATTAGAGAAACATAACCGACGTTATGATAATTATTTATTAGCAAAGGGATCATCTTTACCAAAAAAGATTGCAAAACGGATTACGGATATGGCAAATGATAGGGACTTTATTATTGACGCAGCTACATTATCAGATGATATATTAGAAATTAAACCGTTCTGTCCTACTGGCAAAGAATACAAACGTCTGACAAAACGATGTGTAAATATATGTAAGGAAGGATTTGTTAGAGATCCAAATTTTAAGTGTATAAGAGACAAGACTCAAAAACGTCGTTCTCCGTGTCCACGAGGCAAAGACCGAAACCCTATTTCAAATCGTTGTGTACAAAAATGTAAGCCTGGTTTTCTTCGGGACAAAACGTATAAATGTCGTAAAGGTTTCAATCCATTTATGTAGTGAATGTGTATCAATATGATTTTATTCAAATTATATTGATTTATAGTGTTTTTTCGTTTTACTATACACCGTCTGAGATCTAAAATGCACCAAATGCACCGCCTACCATACTATTTGCTGCCATTGGTCCTGCCATGCCAAAATCATCACCACCATTTGGACGCATTGCTTGGTCATAACCTCCCATATCTTGTCTAGATGTTACAGTTGGTGCTGGGGGGAATGTACCGCCCTGTACTTGTGAATTATCTAAATGATCGGCTTGGCTTGGTGAATGCATTGGCTCACGAGTAACTCGCACACCTTGTTTCACGTTCATTTTGCGGTCTCCACTACTTGAACCATTCCATAAATCAATTACCCGGTCTACCATAATATTGACTTTTAATCCTAATTTTGTTTGGATACTTAATACAATAATTAAGAATGCTAATATCACATTTGTAAGGGTTAAACTTTCGTATTTAAATCCACTATATGTTGGGAAATAGGTTATCATACGATGAATGATTACTACGCCACAAAACATAATAATAAGTTGGATGAATATTTCGGCTAAAAGTTCTATGCTTGACTTTTCTGGGTCTGCCTCTGGAATAAAACGTTGAATGGCTTTATTCAAAGATACGATTGGTACTACACCCATCAATGAATATTGTATCACGTTTAATAATTCGGCTTGTCCCTCTTCAGTCGTTGAGAACACATGCGATAAAAAGGTCTTCTTAGAAATGCTTGACGTTTCACTTAATATTTCCATTTTCGTATATACTTGGCATATAAAATTAATTTAACTTTGCTAAAATCATTTAAATAGAGCGGTTGTTGAATTACTATAACATTTGGCATTATGTTGAAGAATAT